ACGAGATTACCTTCGGGTAGGCCGCGTTTGCGATGTTCGTATCCGGGAAGGCGTAGGGGGAGGCCGTGTCGGCGCCGGCCCGCAGGTAAATCCAAGACTCCTTGGTCGAGGTGTTGATGGAGAGTTGCCCGGTCGGAGGGTTGGGAACGCCCGAGGTCGTGCGGTCCAAGAGGACATCGACTCCTGAAATGATGTCGTCAATCTCAGGGACGAGGCTGTTGATAGTTCCCGAGACTACTTGGTAACGGTAGTTGGAGCCGCTAGGCCCCATGGGGATGACCTTGAAAGGGTGGTTAGACGCGTTGCCATCCCGACTAGGGAACGGGTCAGACGTGTCCAGGGTGAAGCCCTTGCTGGACGAGTCGAATGTGTAGCCGACTCCGGGTTGCAGTTTCATCAGACGGACGCGTAGACCGAGGCATTGTAGCCCTCGCGGTTAAAGCGCAGCTCATACTGAATCTTGTAGAGCAGGCCAAAGTCCTCGAAGGATACCTGGGCAAGGAGCAGTTGGTTCTTTCCGCTGATCGTAAAGGACGTGCCCATGTAGGTCGGGACTAAGTTAACCGAGGCGAACGTGCCGTTGCCTGAAGTCTTGCCGACGGCGTTTCGGTGATCATTCACGATGGTCGAGCTTGTCGTATAGAAGATGCCGGACAGCGAGCACTGCGGAGCGAGATAGTTCGACTTGCCGTAGAAGTCCTTGAACTCTGGCTTCTTGAAGCCAAGGAACTTGCGACCGATAGCAGCCTCGAAGGTCGCTCCATTGTTGCCTGCGTATTCCGCAGGGCTCGAGCCTGCCACCAGAGGATAAGCGGGGGTAGCCAGCGAGCCCGTGCCAACGCCGGCGATAGGTGAACCACTAAAGCCTCCCGCGGTGTAGACCTCGAAGAAGTTCGGGTGGGTCGTGATGTTCTCAGAGGTCAGACCCTGCGAGCCGGTGATCTGCGGGTCGGTGCGGGTGCCGCTGTTCGTGCCAGGGCTGATGCCGACATAGTCCACGCTGACCGTGGCGATGCTCAGGGCATCGAAGGACAAGGTCGCCTTGTGCGCCTTGAGGTAGGAGAAGCCAGCGGCCGGGAAGGTCTGACCGCGGTTCGCGAAGTCAAACGTGCCGCCTTGGTCGACCTTGAATACGCCGATAGCGGTGCTCAGGCCATAGCCGTCGGTCTGGATTTTGTATCCAGGCTGAAGGATGCCAGTCAGTAGGGTGTCCCCTGTTTGAACGATTGCCATAAATTATTTGGATTGGTCGCCCTTCGTGAAGTCGCCTTTACCAGCAGGAGTGCTGCCGGAGATTTTCTGGAGCTCGGCGAGCTGGGCCAGCGCGATCTCGGTCTGCTGGGCCATGGCCTCGAGCACCGGGTTGGGGCCTACGCCGATGACGTTGGAGAAGCCTTCGGGGCCTTTGAAGTTAGACTCGGCTTTTTTGTCAGAAGGCAGTGCCCCCTTGTCAGGGTTCTTTTTAATGTCCTCGGCGAGAATCTTCTGCACTTCATTTTGGATCTCCTTGTTCATCGCCAATGCCTTGGCATAATTCGACCCCAATCCGATCGGGCTTAGTCGTTGTTGCCTTTTGGAAATGGCTCGGCCTCGAGGGTCGTTTTCCAAGAAGCTCCTGGTGATGTCTTCGCGGCTGGTTAAGGCCTGCTCTTGGGTTTCCTTCGTCTTCTTTTCTCGGTCCATCTTGCGCGCATAGTAGCGGTCCTCGGCGGACATCAGCTCGTTTGTCCCATCGATGGCAGCCTGATTAGCATCAGCGTGCTTCTTCTGGTTCTCTTCGATGAGTTTGCCGATGTAGTTAAGGGCTACGCCGAGCAGCGCAAGAGGTCCAAGGAAGGATAGGAAGATGTCCTTGAAGGCCGTTGAGAACTTGCGCTGGATGTCCTCGACCTGCTTACCGAATCCGACGGTGGCCGTCTTGGCCTTGTCCATGGCCTGCGGAACGTCCGATGTGGTTTTGATGTTTACTTCAAGAGACTGGCTCATCGGGTGTTTCCTTTGCAGGATTGGAAGCAGCCGCGGCGGCTTTCTCCCGGGCTTCCTCCTCAGCCATGAAGGCTTCTTCCTCCGGGGACATGATCGCCACGTCCGCCCCCTTGCGGATAGCCAGTGCGGAGTTCAACCAGATGGCCTGACACTCGGGCATCTCCCACGCCCGCTTCTCTTCGATGCCAGACGCGATGAGATTAGCGACGATGGACAGAGGCCACGGCACCCCCTTGTCCCCGCCCCCCGACTTGGTCTTGGTCTGCTCCCAGAACTTGGGCCAGTCCTGAACGAGGATGTAGCCGGCAAAGGCTTCCAGCAGGCGCTCGAACTTCTCAGGGTTGCGGGACAGGGACATCAGCCGCAGCTGGTCGGCCAGACCAATCTTCCCCCCGAGCGGTTCCTCGGCACAGACCTGACATGCGAAGAGCAGATCGGCAGGGCTGATGCCGCGAGAGCCATCCATCAGCGGGGAGTCGAAGGCCATCAGGCGCACCCGATACTTCAGGCACCAGGGATAAAGCGAACGACCCAGCAGCCGAAAGGGCGCCGGGTCGACGTAGGCGTTCAGGAAGCGGCGGTCCACATCCCCTATCCTAGTCCCCTTGTGGGGAAGTCAATTAGGCAGGCGTGATGCCTTCGTAATCGACCGCGGTAATCGTGACAGCCGTGAAGGCCTTGTTCGAGCCCTTATCGTCAATCTTGGTAATCGTGCCGACGAAGGAAACCGAAGCCGCGCCGCTCGGGTAGGCCGAAAGGGTGTTGACCGTAAAGGAGATGGTGGCGCCGAGGACCGGCATGGTCGAGGTCTTGGCGATGCCTTCGATGGTGATTTCGGACTTGCGGTCGTCGTAGCGGGCCGTCTTGGTCAGACCTTCTTCGTCGACGACAGTGGCCTCGGAATTGAAGGAGGACGAGAGGCTGTAACTCTGAACGAACAGGTTGTTTACAGTGCCCGCAATCCCGTAGATGCAGGTCGTTCCGGTGGAGATGGCGGCCATTTGAATATGCGAGGTTTGGAAGGTTACGCGGCAGGCAGGACCACTAGCACGTCAAAGGAGAAAGCCGTGGCCCAGGAGCGTTCGTCGATGCCCTCGTCCTCGGAGCCGATTGTGACGTCGTAGCAGGTCGCGTCGGTGCTAGCCACGAAGGCCGCCTTGATGCTGGTCAGGTCACGCATATTGCCGGACAGGGCTGCGCAGCGGGCACGGTGATCGGCTAGGGTCGTGTCGTCGGCGTTGGAGAAAAGAGTGATGCGGACCGAGCAGGAGTAGTTGCCTTCGCCTTCTGGGAGGTCGCCAGGAGCCCGGGCGGAGTCGCAGAGAACGACGGCCTTGGGCAGGGTCTGGGTTACGGCGCTGTCCCCGGTAAGGAACGTGACGGTCGTCAGCCCGGTCTGGGTCGATAGGTAAGTCGTGACAACCGATTCCACGATGTGCCGGATGCTCTTGGTGCCCATTTCCTTTGCCCCGATTGGTAGGGAAAGGGGCTTGACAGGTGGGGGTGGGGGTGGTCTACTTACCCCGCTCACCGATGATCTGCCAACAGGACCAAGCCCTCAACGCCTTGCTTGCCATATTCAAGCAGGCTGTGCCCCATATCCCTAAGCCCCGCGCCGTGAAGGCCCGTAGCACCGCCATGCTGGCCTGCCTCTACGATGGCGAACTGCCGGCTTCCTACGTCTGCGAGCCCAAGGTCGATGGCCTCCGCGTCATCATCACCGCCAACCTGGACAACCGCCGCGTCAACTTCGCCACGCGTAACGGCAACCCGATGCCATCCCTCGACCACTTGGCTGGCGAGGTGCTCGACCTGCTCGCTGATCGTGCTGGGGTCTGGACGCTCGACGGCGAGGCCGTGTCCGGGCAGTCCTTCTTTAGCTCCGTCGGCGACCTCCGCTCCGAAGCCCCTGCCGACGATGCCCGCGTCTGGCTGTTCGACATCCCCTCCTGCGATGGTGATTACAGCACCCGCCGTGCCTCTCTGGAGGCTTTGTTCGCTCAGTCCTACCCTTCCTCCCTCCTGCTCATCCCGAGCGTCTCCTGCACCCCCGAGGAAGCCTTTGTGCGTTTTACCGCCGAGGGCTTCGAGGGTGCCATGGTCAAGGACACGACCGCCACGTACCGCCACGGCATCCGCTCCAGGGCTTGGCTCAAGGTCAAGGACTGCGACACCACCGACGGCCAGATCGTGGACATCGTCGAAGGTTCGGGCAAGTGCGCCGGCATGGCTGGTCACATCGTCGTGCGCTGCGGTCGCCGTGATGTCAGCGTCGGCACGGGCATGGATCAGGCCACCCGCCGCGAACTCCTGGCTAACCGCTCTCAGCTCATCGGCAAGGTCGCCGAGGTAGACTTCCAGATGAAGACCCCTAAGGGCTCACTGCGTCACCCGGTCTTTGTTTCGGTCAGGTCAGACAAGTGAAGGTTACTTGGTGTTATTGAAGTCGTCGACATCGTCTTTAACAAGATGACTAACACGACGACGCATCTGCTTAACACGGTTGCCGAGCACAAGGCCAAGCACGTTAGCCTGATCGGCGATTCCGTTGATATTGCCTAATGAATTGGTGACTGTAACTTGCGCAAACTTATCCGAGAAGGAATGACTGTTCCTTCCATCCACTGATGTATGACGAACAATCCAAGGCGTCTGCAATAAATCAGTCCCGAAGTTTTTCTCTACTCCGTTAATCATCGGCTTGGGAAGAGACCTCAAAGCCATAGCCCAGCCTGACTTTATGCGACCAACCTTCATCTGGCGTTCGCGGATATATTCTTTAATCTCTGCCTGAGTCTCGACGAGAAGCTTCTTTTTTACAGGTTTAACTTTTTTGCCAAACCTTCCGCCATACTTGGCTTTAATTTCGTCATGAACCGGGCGGAGGTTGAAGACAAAGCCAATAGTGCCATAATCGCTAAGCACAATCTGAGTCCTGTTGAGATAGTTCTTAGCCTTCTTGAAGGCTCGCTCATAGTCCATGTCGTTGGCGATTTTCTGCATGATCGGAGAAAGGCCTTTCAGCGCCTTCATCGACCCTGAGCGAATCAGCTTATCGAACATAGCCACATCGTTATTCCTAGTCGCATATGCCATGTTCATGGCAAGCACGTTGGCGGCGTTCCTAGACTGCCTGTCGTTTGCGGCCACGAAAATCTTTTTGATGTCCCCTGCGACTGCTCCTTCTCCAGCCAATTCAGCCGCCTTAGACAATCCTTTGCCGCCACCTTTTACAAGAGGGGGCGTAAATGTTGCCGCATCTTGGCAGGCCAGTGCAGCTTGTTCTAATGTGGCATCCCTAAGCGTCTGCTTAGATTTCTTAGCAAACCTTTTAAGGGCTTTCGTGAAGTCCTCATATGACTTCTGTTTGATGCTGACCGTGACCACGGCGGCTTACTGGTTATCGTCGATGACGACCAGCGTCACCCACGCGGAACCGGGCTTGTAGGTCTGGGTCGTGATGCGGACGGTCTTCCCGCCGGCCACGATCTTCTTGCCCTGTCCTAGGGACGGGATGACGGCACCCGAGGCGATGATGGCAGCCGATGCCCCAATAGACCCGTCTGCCTGGCTCCAGGAGGCCGTTACAGCGGGGAGCCTGACAGAGTACTGGGTTCGCTCCATATACCCCCCTGATTCGAGCACGGTGGCCACGGCAGGGTCGGAGATGAGGCAGGAGAAGGTGATGGCCCCAGAGTTGGCCGACCCGGCCACGCCGAAGTCCGCGATCATCTCCTTCGCGTCAGCCAGAAACTCAGAGTAGAGGCTCATCT